ATAAATATTCAGTTTTTAAAAAAAAATTATTTTTTGATGATAATTCTTTTTTTCTTAGGGTTTTTAGGATCAGATGTGTCATATACCAAAAACCTAACATCGGGATATAATCTTTTTAATTCCTCTTCTATATATTTTTCCGCACTCTCCACATTACCTAAATCATCGTCACTAAAACCTATACTCATTCCTGAATAATCAGGATTATTTTTCATTTCTTTAACCGCATTTACCACTCTATCTACAAAAGTCTTCAATGCAATCATTTTACCGACTTCTGGGTTAGTTACACTTACATCTGCGTCAAATTCTTTTATAAACTCATCAGAAGTCACAGGATAGTAGTCCTGTAGGTTTAAATACTGTTCTATTGTTGTACCATATAAGTTAGATAACATTTTTTCCTTTTGTTCTTCAGTAAAAAGAGTATCTATTATTAGTTTAATACCATCTTTTATCGCTTTAGGAGGGTTTCCCCTAGCAGTAATAATAGAAAAGTCGTTACCATATAATAAAGCTTCCATAAATTTATCAAAACTAGGTCCAAAAGATTTTTTTCTTAAAGCTTCTTTTGTGTCCTTTATAAATGCATCGTAATCTCTAAAATCTTTAAATGCATAATATAAATCATCATTACCGTATCTATATTCTTTACCTATTTTACTCCTAATTTCTCTAAACTCTTCTGTACCAACTAAAACTGGCACCCATCCATCACCTACTTTTTTATCTAAATAGATTTGTGTTGGCATAAATAATATATTATCATCCCAATCAAAAGAGTATGCTCTTTTTTTAAACTCTAACAGTAAATGTTTTTGATATTGGTTTAATTTTAATTTCATAGATAAAAAAAAGGTGGGAATAATCCCACCTTAATATTATAATTTAGTTATTTTTAGATATCATCAAAAGATGCTCCAGTATTAGTAATATTAAATTCAATACTAATGTATTCTAAAGATCTTGTTGGTTTAATGAATATTCTACCATTTAATTCATTTCTGTCTATAGATTCTGGTGTATCATCTAATACAACTCTAAAGTCAGTTAAACCTCTTTCTTTTCTAATGTTATCTAATATTGGATTAACTAATGAAAGGAATTGATTTCTTACAACGTCATCATTCTGTTCGAATAATAATCTAATTGAAACTGCTGAAATAAGTTTTCTAGCTTGTAGTAACAATCTTCTAACATTAATTCTGTTAAGTGCCGTTTCTTTAGATTGTAAGGTTTTATTACCCCATATTACGACACCTACATCTGAGAATGTTGCCATTGGGTTAATTCTTCCTTCATATAAATCATCTCTCTGATCTAAAGTTAATTTAGTTCTCGCTTTAATTGCGTTTGTTGTACCTCTGTTTAAACCAGCTGCTGCGAACCAAGGGAACGCTACATTATCTGTCAATGCAATGTTTCTAACAACTTCTAATGTTGGTGGTAACCAAATATACTGATTATTTTCAGTATCATTCATCTGTAACCAAGGGAAGTAAGTTGCGGAATAATTACTGTCTATCCCAGAATCATCTAACACATCAGTTGCTTCGTTAGTTGTTAATGCAGTTTCTCCACTACTATCAGTATCCGGTGTTGTAATAATATAAAGTGAATCCGCTCTATCATTTTCCACCATATCAACCGCCGCATCTATTAAAGTAGGTTGGTTTCTTAAGTCTAACCCTGGAGTTGCAAATACATTTATATTCACTGCTTCGGGATTATTATAAGTATATATACCTTCTAAGTATGCATAATAATCAGAAGTTATACCATCGTCTCCTTCTGAAGTGGTATAAGTTGTAAATGTACCGTTAGTTAAACCTTCACTACCTTTACTACCGTTTGTTGTATATTGATCAGTATTTGTTCTATCTAAACGATAAACGTCCCACCCATCAAATCCACCATAAGGTGCAAATGTAAATTTTCTTGTGTTTACTTTTTCATAAGGTCCATTTTGTAAAGATGCTTCAGTAGTAAATGCCGATATACCAACTTGTAGTAATGGTGTATAACTATCACTTCCTGCCGATATTTCTGCACCTTCAGCGTTTACATCTAAATGGAAACCATCAGACTTACCAGTATATGCTAAGTTAGTAACTGCATCTAAACCTTTATAATCAAAGAAATCTTGATCGACACCAATAGTTGTGTTAAGACCTAAGTAATATCTTCTAACTTGTGAATTGTTTAAAGAAGGGTATTGTGTACCATATTCTATTTGTGGTGACAATGCCGTTCTATCACCAATGTAATCTCTAACTTGTACACCTTCAAAACCTGCTGGTATACCGTTAGTTGGATAGTCGGTTGCCATTTCTACCATAATGTAATTACTTCTTAATGGAAACTCACCATCTGAAGTACCAACCTTTCTTCCAATAAATCCGTTATCTGTTGGATCTAAAGATAATTTAGAAAATTTCTCTAATACACTTAAATTAGCATCAGTGTCATTATATCTTCTCACTAATAAATCAAATGTTTTATCATCTGGTTTAATATTAATTATTGAGAATTTAATGTCTCTATTAGCTGCATCACCATCGGATACTGTAATAAATCTAAATAATCTTTGTAATTTGTTACCTCTTAATTCAGATAATACATAAGGAGAAGCCGCAGATTGATATTGTTCTTCGTAATTACTTAAGTTATTAGTAGAGTCACCACTAATTTTAACGAATGTTATATCTAAACCTCTTACTTTTCCTGCAGTATTTAAATCATCTAAACTATTAATAAATAATTCCTCTACAAAAAGTTCAGTTTCTTTGTCTTGTGATTTAACACCAAATACATTAGGTAAATAATTCTTTTTTGTTCTATCTAATGAAACATTGTAATCAAAATCATTACCACCACTAGTAGTACCACTTATAGTGAAATTACCAAATGGGTTAGTTACAATTTCATTTGTATTAGTCATAGATGCATCTGTAATTCCAGAAACGGTGAAATCTAATATCTGATCTCCACCGTAGTTACCTCTAGATCTTAAAGTTGCAACTACACTACCGTCTATACTATATGAATCAGCACTATATGTTACTACTGTACCTGATGTACTACCAGTTATAAAAGAACTAGTCCCACCAGAACCTGTAGTTAAAATAGTTAAATCAAAAGTCGCTCCTGAGAACGTACTACCTATTTTAGTATAAGCTGGATTTGTTATTGATATTGTTTGTCCAGTAGTTTTTAATCCCAAATCACTGAAACTACCACTAATTTCTCCTTCATCATATAACTCTTGTAGTATTGGACTATCAAAAGTTAATGTTAAAGGTGAACCTCCAGTACTAGCACTGTAAGTCATTGTGAATGTAGATGTAGATTCTATTGATTCGGTTGATTCGTCTGCTGCTGCGTCTAATGTTATACACCAAGCATTTCCCGCTTTATATCCTGATAAACCTAAAACTCTACTTACATAAAGTTGATTGGTTTGAGTTAAAAACGATCTAGCGATATAATTAAGTTCAAATTTTGGGTATCCGTTACCTTTGTATTTTTCGGGATCTAGACCACCAAAATAAGAAGTGAATTCATCATAATTTGAGATGAATACAGGTTCAAATGCTGGACCTTTAGGTGTTTCACCAAGTAACCCTAAAGTAGTTACACCCACTTGTCTTGTTACGAATGTTAAATCCTTTTCTGATGTAAAAACACCTGGACTAACGAAAATTCTATTTGTTGAAGCCATTTAATTTTTTATTTTAATCTTTTTATTATTTTCTTTTTATTATAAATATGCAATTATTTTTGAAAGTGGGTGAATTATTTTAATATTAAGATATTTAGTATGATATTTTTCATACTTTTATCATACTTATATAAAAAACAACTATGAAAAGGACGAAAAATCTTAAAATCACCCCTAAAACACATTTACTTTTAAAGACATATTGTGAGGAAAACGGGTTAAAAATGTTTGCCTTTGTTGAGAAATTAATTAAAGAAAAATGTATACCTAAAAAAGATTTTTATGGTGAAATTACCGAATAATAAGTACTAAATTAAAAGTGGTTTTAAGAACAAAGTTACCTAACCAAGTTAAATTTTTACCGTCAATAGTATAATCTAAATTAACAATATATCTTACACCATTAACATATAATTCAGTTTTTTCAATATCATTTATTATCACATCACCTAAGTCATCAAAAATTAATTGACCATCAACGGAAGGGGTTAGTGTAATTGTCGTATAATTACTAACTCCTCGTAATATAGCATCCATAATCGGTTTTGGGTCTCTTACCACATAATTTCTTAAAATCCTTTTCATTTTGTACTCCCAATTAATGTAAGATATGCAGTACTTGTCACATCTAATTTTGTTATATTTATTTCCAATGTTTGACCATATGTTACTTCGAATGGTATAGTTTTTACCTCACCATCTACAGTTATAGTATAAGAACTAATATTTTGTTTAGAAATATTATCATATGTTGCATCATTTTCAATAACTAATTGAAATACATTAATTCCCGCCGCATATTGTATATTAAGTTCTATAGATGTCTCTTC